CTTGTGGTCCAACTACTGAGCCAAGATTCTTACTCTCACCATTAGACATTGCTGCAATGAGGTTGCCGTTTTGCATGGTAAATTCTACAAGACTTGTACCTGCATCACCTTTCTCACCTTTTTCACCTCTCTCACCTGGTGCACCACGTTCTCCTGGAACCCCGGCTGCAGTAGGTACCATGCCAGCATCTATGAGGCGTCCATCAGAAAGCGTTACAAGTAACCGTTTCGTAGCAGATACCGTCATTGATTGAATGCCTACACCAGCATCGCCTTTATCACCTTTCGGACCACGAAGCCCCGCTCCACCACCACTGCCACCCGCAGGTGCTGGGTTTTCTGCTGCTGCAGTATTAGATGTACCTTCACAGCCACACCCACCACATTTTGACGAGAACAATTTAGCGCAGTCAACAGACAGCGTATTTGTTTCGCAGTTGTACTTCAGTGGATCTGTTACATTTAACGGTAACACGCTCAATAAATCCTCAAAGAAATATTGTGTGTCAGTAGTATATGTAACCAGCGAATTACTCTTAATGCAGGTGCATTGTGTCCCGAATCCACGCTGAACATGTAGTTTGTCACCTTCTCGGCCTACTACTCGCATAGTTTCACAACAACTGTCGCAACCCACTACACGGATATAGAACCATTTATCGTTAGGAACCTCCGGAAAACGACTACCTTGTCCACGCATTAACTGGATAAATGTGTCGTTCGGGTTCACTGCTTGTGCAGTTCGCGCCTGCCCAGATGAATCACACGATAGGAAAATAAGCGGTTTTTCACAAGCCATTATCTACCTCGCTGTGCAATATATTCGTCCATTGTGAGTTTGTTCCACTGCACTTTTACACAAGACCCCAATGGGAAGTTTTTACTGCCTTTAACTTCTACATCTCGCTCAACTGGCACTTTGTCAGTGAGTTTGAGATCGTTATCTTTTGTAAATTTAACCACTTCAAACTTATCTAACCAATGTAATGAAATATAAACATGGTTACCCTTCATCACTGTATTTAATTGCTTGATAGCTTCTGGTGGCAGTTGCAGCGCTGTATCTGTTGGTTTCAATGGACAACTAAGACCATACTCAAAATTATCAATATACTCAAGCACGTTTCGGCTCCTTCTTCTCCATATGTGGCTTTGATTTTTCACGTATCTCAAGCCACACATCATTATCCAACGTTACATTAGATCCAACGGTAGAGCCTGTCTTTTCAACACGCTTGATATACCCGTTGTCATCTTTTTGCTCTAACACCCTTTGGCTCCATTCACTCGGATAATATGCCCACCTTCATCATACTCAATACATGTATCACAGGTAAAGCACACTGTACCGGCTGTTATTTTATGGGAGTCACCTGTTGCACATTGCTTCACAAATTCGCATAACTGCTGTGGGTCCCATTCAACCTTAACACATACACCAGACGGGAACGTAAGTGCTGATGTATTATCTTGGCCACGTTCTACAGTTAAGACATCACCTTCTCGACGTGTAACCTTGACTACCTCACGGCTATCCCCATTGATAAGTGTAGCATAATAGTGTGTGCCATCTTTAGGTTCAAAGAGAACACCATTCGCTACTCGGATTGTTGTATCTGTAGCAGACACTGATTTAGTTGTGGTCGTCTTACGACCCCATACGTTTGTTACGTCTAGCATTCATCACACCCCGTAGGACATCCAACAGCTTTCGGTTCAACAATTTCATTATCCACCATAGGGATGGCAGCACAACAATCATTGTGGCAACTACAACTTCCGAAACCGACACCACCACAAGTGTGGCAAGTATCACATCCATTCTTGTACTTAACCTCTGTTGGTGTAGCTTGTACGCTACATTTTGGTAAATAAAAACAATGCGTGTGGCAAATACACCCATCAATATAAACATCCGCCTCGTAATACCCTTCTGGTAACGATAAGAATGATTCTGGCCATGCCCAGCACACTGACCCGTCCATCAATGCTTCTGATGGTGGAATACACATCAGCACGTCACAATAACCTTTTTCACGGATCTCCATTTTGTAATAACGGTTGATTACAGATTGTGTCACCGTACCATCACAGTTACGTTTACCATAGTTAAAGCAACGCTGTGCCTCTTCACGGCTTAAACGGATTGTGTCTCGCGCTTTCGTTTTAGGTGGACAACATTTTTTCTTTTCAGGACAGCAGGGGTTAAGCGGGTGTCGTTCCCAGATGTCTTCTACTGGTACAAAACACGGTTGTCCACATCGTTGTTGAGGAGGTTCATCCCCATATAAGAATTTGCTCATCGTCTGAAAAATCCCCCAAAACAATCCCGTCTACGTCGAATAAATCCACCACCAATCATTTGACCACCTTTCACTTTAGTAGTCTTACGCTTGATGTCAGCTACTGCTTTCTCATACTGATTTTGATAATTCGCAGCAATTTGAGGATTTGTCCATTCTTGTCCAGGGATTAAATAAAGTTTACTTAATGCTAAGTATTGTATTGGCGTAGCATATTTGTTCAATATGAAATCCGGGATCTCACAACCACCACGACCCATAGCCCACGCATATTCAACCTCTACGACTTCACCATCTGCTACTTCACCGATCCAGATTGCATCCATCGCACCATTGTCAGTATCAAACGCATAACCATAAACATCAGGGGTCTTAGTATCTTCCAACTCTTCACCCATCTCTCCACAGTCATCTGCAAGTTTCTTAACTGACTTGATACTTGCCAAGATACGGCAACTGTCTAACTCAATAGCGTAGTCGTGAACTTTGTCGTGCAGTGGAATTCGTATGAAATCGCGTGCTAGTTCTGTTTTCAGCATGAAATCTGTCACAGCTTCCTGAATAGCAAACTGTGCAACACCGTCATCAACATCAGGTGCATACAGCTGAACATAATCTAAAAATTGACTAATTGTTGCCATTCATTACTCTCGCTTGTCGTTTCAATGCTTTGCTGTCTGCATCATTGATTACCTTCAATAATGTCATAGCGTGCTCCCAGTGCGTATTACTACGCTCACGGTTCGCTGTATCTTCAATATCAACGCCCCACGCATAATACAATACCAACTCAAATACAGCTGTTTGTTGAGCCTGCGTAAGCTCAATATCATCATCTTCTGTTTCTACTATTGGGGGAGAATAACAGGATATTGTGAGTAATCCTGTCACACCTGCAGGGACTGGTGGTTCAACAACAATGATACGATCATCATCGTCATCAAGTGCATAACTTTTCACAACATAATCACTGTTGCTCTTAGTGATGCTTTTACAAAGAGGTCTGCTTATAGCTGGGAGTTGTAATGTGTTGCTCGCGCGTTTACGTACGCGATGGGTAATAACCCCACGTTCGTCTTTAACGCCACGAACAGCTTTGAGTGTCTTACACTCATCTGGAATTTCTTGTACTGAGCCTTCTACTAGCTCAATATCCATTACTTTGGTAAACGCGGACTGGTCAGCCAACGTTACAATGCCAATCGCCATTTTGACGTAGCTTAACCAATCCTCCTCTAACCAATGTACATACTGCTCATCATCGTCTTCGTAATAACCTACAACGTATCGACGAGCATCTTCAATTAGGGAGGATATTTTCATTATAGCCCCATAATAGCCGCTGCTACTTGATTAGGATTAAGTGCTTTTTCTGACATCTCTGTCATTTCATCTTCAGATAAATTTTCATTATCTGGAGTCACATGCAAGTGGTCTACTGTTGTAGTTTGAACTGGTGGAGGCGGTGGAGGGATAATCTCAGGTACTTGACCTGGTACTAAATCCATTGCCGGAGCCTGTTTCCCCATATTCAAGAATGGCACAGCTTTTTCAACACCAAAAATATCACGAGCAAATTCCGGTGCATCTTGACCAATGCCTGTGGCTTCTGAATCTTCTTCATTCACTGAGTATTGAACATCAATAATTCCAATCTCATCACGTACACGATCTTCTTCAAGGCGACGCATCTGCTCTAACGCTTTTTTAAGTGTTACATCGTCATAAATGTACCAACCGTCTAATGTGCGGTCCATAATACCGTTGAATGGCGTTACATACCCAGTACGGTCGATAAACGCTAGTGGAACTTGTTGATTAGGTTGTGGGGTCATTTTAATTCTCCTAGAAAAAAGGGGAGGTTGTAGCCTCCCCGTTTGTTAAGCACTTAGGCTAAACGCGTGCCAGTTTGTTGTGGAGTACACAACGCATCTGGATAATCAGTGTCGCATGGCAACACACCGCAATGGCATTGATGCTCATCGCTGAAGTCATTTACTTCCACAAACGCTGAGAAGCAAGCTGATTCAAATGTACCTGCTTTTTTGATGATGGTTAAATCACCATTGGTTTGTAAGAATTCGTTAATGTCAAATACGAAGTATCCAACTTTTGATAAATCAACTTCATGTGTTGCGATAACAGTTTCAGTCGCTTCTTGTAATGCTTTGTTTGCTTCATCAACTTTAGTTTTTGCTTCAGTTGCTTTAGCTTTCAAGTCTGCATCATCTGGAGCTTTAACTGATGCTGCATGAGCTTTTTCATAAGCTGCTTGAGCTGTTTCTACTGCTTTATTTAACGCCACTACATCGGCTGGCTCTTTACCAGTAACACCACTTAATTCCAATGCAACTGTTGTGCCCGGTAAAGCAGTTTTGTTATGGAATACAAGCTGTTTGATTTGTGAACCTGCTGCTAATTGGAATGCTTTAAAACCATCGCCATTAGCAAGGTCAGTCATACCTGACTCTACAAACCAGTTGTTCCAATGCGGTGCAAAGCGAGAGAAGAAGAATGGTACAGTGTAGTTAGTGCGTTTCAAGTGAGCCGCATATTCTAACTTGGCATTCTTGTCGCTCTGGTCATTGTCCATCCAGTTATCCCAAGGGTATTTTAATTTGTCACCACCTAGGAATACATTATGAATAACGCTCATTGTTTACCTCCCTTATAGGCTTACTGACGCATAAAGAACAGCTAACTGTTCACGTTGTAGAACTTCAAAATCATAGATTTGAAGACCACGCCAGTATTCTGCAAACGAAGTTTCAGTACTGTCAATGTGTTTTTGTTTTGTAAGTTTAGTTACAAAACCAGTTGCTGTTTTTAAACCTGCCACGATCATGTATGTGTTTTTCTTCGCAACCGGGTCAAACATCATAGGCATGTTTGGTGTGAAGTACACTTTAAAGCCCATAATTTCCGGTACGTTTTGTGTCAACACAACTGCTTTAGAAAGACCTGATGCTGCCGCATTGTTTAATAACTGATTACGGTAGAATAGGGTTTCTGCTGCTGGTGGTAATACGATGAAACGACCTTGACGTGGAACCATTTGCTCATTTAACACAGCTGATAAGTTGGTTAAATGTTCAATTAAGTTTTCTGCTGTAATGGTCACTGGTGCACCGAATCCACCTAAGTTGTACGCACCTGATAATTTACCAGCACGTAAACCTTTGTTGAACGCATCTGCTTTGCGAGGAATGTAGTTCAAGATTTCTTGATCGATTTTTTGACGGAGTTTTTCCGCACAATCATCTAAGAACCATTGTACCCATTTTTTGATGCCGCAAGTTTCTGAAATATCAAGTTCATCCAATTTCAAGTTCCAGTATTTAGCACGTTTAACAACCATTGTAATAGTGTCAGTACTTAATTCGGAATATGATAAGTTTTGGTTTTTGACGTAGTCAAAGATTTCACCTTCCGGCTTACGACGGAAAATTACTTGGTTACCACAGTTTTTTAATTCTGTAGGAACGATGTCTTGAGAGGTGATAGCCCCCGCGATGGTGTCTGCATAAGTACGGGTCATCATCTTATCAGCGAAGAAAGGCTGATTAAGCATTGAATAGACCTGATAACCAATCGAAGACTGCATACCGCTCGGTCTGTTTTTACTTGGCATTAGATTACTCCTAACCTTTATTTGTCATAGTTAATCCGATCTTCTACCGCCGCCTTATCGTAGACTGCTTCAATACGCGAGAACTCGTCATAAGACATCAGTCCAGAAACATATTGGTTTTTTGCTGATAAGAACTTAGAGTAGGCAAGCTGTTTTGGCTTGCGGGTGGCT